CAGATCGCCCGCGGCTTCGTCGGCAATGAGGCGGCCATCGCCTTCCGCGACTTCTGCAAGAACGCCGACAACCAGGTCACCGGTGAGGAGATCATCAACCAGCTCCAGACGCCCCGGGTGCTGGCCAAGGTCAAGCGCCAGGGTCAGGACCGGATGAACGGCCTGGTCGAAAAGGCCAGCGACTACGTCAACAAGAACTGCGAACGCATCAACCAGGCGCAGGGCACCAACATCAAGGAGTTCATGAAGATCCTTGACGATGAGCTCCGCATCTCCTTCTGGTCGAAGCTGACCAGCCACGGCATCGAGAAGATGGAGCTCTGCAAGAGCATCCACAAGTACTGCGCAAAAGATGTTCTCGATGTCTTTGGCGTCCCGATGGGAGAGGCCGGAATTGGCATCATCCCGAACATCCCGGGCATCTTCAAGGCCCCGGCGAAGGGGAAGAAGTAGTACGATACCTAAGTTGTGGCCCGGTTTGATGTGGAGGTCTGGAAGGCCCGAGCGACCGCGAGGTTCAATCGGGCTACGGAGGCTGGGAAGCCCGACGCCGCCACACGTTTCATGCGTGACATCAAGGCGATCGATGACATGACGGTCATCGTCTCGTGGTGCGAGCGTAAGAAGATCGAGGTCGTCTTTGATCGCAACCCTAACGGGGCGATCGAGGGCAAGCGCGTCAGGGTCAACGGTCGGACGAGGCCTGAGCACCAGCTCTACATCCTGGTCCACGAGTGCGGTCACCACCTCATCGGCACACGTGAAAGGGACGAGAGGTACGGGTGGGGCTACAATGCTGACGAGCCCCACGAGAAGCGGACGTTGTTGCACCGCGTAGATGTCGTCGATGAGGAATTTGAGGCCTGGGACCGGGGACGGAAACTTGCCGCCCGCCTTGGAGTAAAGCTAGACAAGGAAGCGTTCCAACGGGCGCGGGCTAGCTACCTCAAAACCTACATGCAGTGGGCCCTCAAGGTCGACGGCTACGGAGGACCGATCAATGGCAGCGAAGAAGAAGCGGACGATCAAGCCTAGGAAGGTGCTGAGGGACGTCGACCGTGCGTTCATCCACGCGGTCATGTTCGAATCGGGCATCATCCCAATGGAAAAGACCACCCTCGACATGCGCCGTGCCCTCCAACAGCTGGACCCCGAAGAGGCCCGCACGCTGAAGCGTAAGTTCCGCAAGCTGTGGCGCAAGGCCATGAAGCAGGAGATCGGCGACCCCAAGTCCAAGCGCGCTGACGTCAAAGAAACTGCTGCCAAGCAGAAGTACGGCGTCGGCAAACACGTGCCGTCTCGCACTGAGCGCAATGCTCGTAAGCAGCTGGTCTTCGACCAGATGTGGGAGCAGTACATCGTTCCGATGCTCATCAACTTCGAGAGCGCAGGGGAGGCGCAGCAGGAGTCTGAGAAGAAGTCCTAAGGGTGCTCGGGAGGGTGCATTCCTCCCAGGACTCAGGGGCGCTGGGCTAACAACCTTTGGCGTTTCCGAATGAAGTCCGTAGAGCAATTACCCCAGGTGGCGGGCTGTGCACGGTCCCGTGGGGTTGGCTTATTGAACGTGAACCTCGGCACACCACCTGCCGTCAGTAACTTCGGGCCGGATCAAGCGGTGACCCCGTAGATTCCGGCCTTTTTCGTTCCCAGTGTAACCAAATGTATTCCTGTGGTATACTGGGCCCATAATGGTGAGGTTGGACCATGGCATGGGGAAAACCAAGCAATCACAGTGGAAACCCAAACGCTCCTTCGCGGGAGCAGCTCAAGGCGCGGCGGAAGGCCCGCAAGAAGATCATCACCTGGAAGGACCCGAATGCGGGCTACGGGCTCACCAAGCGCGAGAAGCCCGCGTCCTGGCAGGACCCTGGGCTGTTCGCACCGAAGTTCAAGGACAACCTGGTCCTGGGCGCACCGATGGTGACCAAAGTGGGCCTGGAGCCATACAAGGACGTGTGCTACCCGTTCCAGCCGCTCCGCCAGTCGTACCTGCCCCCGGACCAGGCACCGGTCAAAGCGGGGTCGTGGTTGACCTATGCGGGTACCGTGCGCGTCAAGGAACGGTTGCGGGCCGCCCGTCAGACGGTCGACGTCGAGGTGCCCAAGCACACGTTCATCGTGCCGGGGTTCGGCCGCTGCATCATCCACGACCTGAACCTGGTCAAACACGTGTGAGGGAGGACCGGTTACCGCTGGCCACCCTGTGCAACTACCAGGGAATTGTCGTCACTGTTGTCGGCACCTGGGAGTTCACCCGCGCTAGCGGTGAGCCAGGGACGGTGGAGACCCGGAAGCGAAAGTTTGGGTCCAACCCGCAGACCGACGAGACGGCCCACGGGTACCTGTTGCTGCCCTCCAACGGCACCTCATTTATTCTTGAGCCCTTCGGGGCAGTGGCCTTGGGGGAACTCACTCCACTTTTCTGAGAGGGCGGTGCAAACTGGGCGGGTTCCAGCATAGTATGGGCTCATGTCCAACGTTGTGCTGCTGAGCGACTATCAGAACCCGTGGAAGGAAGTCTTCACCCTCGAACGGGAAGGCTCGACGTTGCAGGTCTTCGTTCACACCCGCACTGGGGAAGCTGAAGTCGTCCAGATGAACAGCGATGGCGAAGCCATCAGGATTCCGATGGATGCGACCGATGCCCGGCTGTTGGCTGCGGTGTTGGTGAACAAGGGCACTGGCGTGCTGCCACAATAGGACATGCCACATTCTGCCCAAAGCGCCATGAACGATCCGGAGACCCGAGAACTGTTCGTCGAGAGCTGGCCCAAGCACTGTGCTTGTGGCCACGACATCTCCGAGGAAGAGTGGGAGACCCTCAACTACGTGGGCATCCAGAAGGTGCCTGAGGACTACGGGATGCCGGACCTGGAGCTGCGGAATTGTGGCAGTTGTGGGTCGACAATTGCCGTGGCAGTCCCCGGCGATTTTGTCTGAAAAAGCCCCCTCAGGGGTGTAAGTCCGTAACCAACTGTGGTACACTGTAACCATGGCAAGAACAGTCATCGACATCCTCGAGGAGCTGGAGACCACCTCCGGTAGCAACGCCAAGAAGTCCATCCTGGAGGCTGCTCGAAAGAACGAGCTCCTGAAGCGGGTGTTCGTCGCGGCACAGGACCCGTACACGGTCTACTACGTCAACAAGTTCAAGATGCCGAAGCCGGGTGGGGCGATGGCAGACATGGACGCGGCGGTGGACAAGTTCCTGACCACGGTCCTGGTTCCGCTGTCGGCCCGCGAGGTGACCGGCAACGATGCCAAAACGCTGGTCGAGTCAGCATTCGCCAGCATGAACGCGGCAATGCAGAAGTGGTGCCAACGGATCCTGCTGAAGAACCTCCGCGTCGGCGTCCAGGAGTCCACCGTCAACAAGGTGTGGCCCAACCTGGTCAAGAGCTTCGCGGTTGCCCTGGCCCAGACGCTGAAGAGCGAATTCACCCGTGGTGAGGGCATCAAGATCCTAGACAAGGTCACGTACCCGGTCCGCGTTGAGCCCAAGCTCGATGGCCTCCGGTGCATCGCTGTCAAGAAGGACGGCGAGGTGACGTTCTTCACCCGCAACGGCACCCGGCTCGAAACCCTGCCCCGCATCCAGAAGGTCCTGGAGGATGCCAAGTACGACAACGTCGTTCTGGACGGCGAGGCCATGGGCGACGACTGGAATGAGTCGGCGAGCGTGCTGATGTCCCGCAAGGACAAGAAGGACGATGGCAACATCTTCTACAACGTCTTCGATGCGATGCCCTTGGCCGATTGGGTTGCCCAAGAGTCGACGATGACGTATGCCGATCGGTGCAAGCTGGCGCTGGAGACGGTGTTGGCCACAGTCGAATTCGAGGGCAAGGCGTGCGTTCGCCTGGTCCCCCACATCACCGCCCAAAATGAGGACCAGCTCAAGACCTTCTTCGCCAAGTGCATGAACGAGGGCTACGAGGGCGTCATGCTGAAGCGCATGGACACCGCCTACGAGTGGGACCGTTCCAAGAACATCCTGAAGCTGAAGCCCTGCGTCACCTACGAGGGCATCGTCGTTGGGTCATACGAGGGCCGACGCGGCACCAAGCGTGAGGGCCAGTTCGGCGGCTTCTACGTCCTCCTCCCAAACAAGGTCATCACCCGTTGTGGTGGTGGCTTCAACGATGCACTCCGCGCCCAGATCCAGCTCGAAACGCCAGCCTCATGGAACGGAACCATCGTCGAGTGCGAGGCACAGCCCGACCCGTTGACCAAGGATGGCCTGACCGTCGACGGCAAGATGCGGTTCCCGGTCTACTGCAGGAATCGCGATGCAAGCGACGTCGACAAGGCAGTGACTGGCGTCCGGACCTGGTGGGGCGACCTTTCGGCGGAAGAGCAGCAGAAACGCATCGACGAAGTCTCTCGGACTGCGGCGTCCAAAGAAGAGTGAATTGCTGACTCCCTCCATCCTATGATGGAGGCATGAGAGCAGTAAAAGCCGTCGGCCCAATAGTCATTGCCATCGCCCTTCTCAATTGTGGGAAGGCCCCTGAGGCTCCCACGCCAAGCGTCGCTGCAGGCGACTTCGTGGGCCTCCGCGACTTGCCCGTCAGCGACAAGGCAGCTTGTCCAGCCGGCATGGTCGAAGTCGAAGGTGACTACTGCCCTAACGCCCAGGAGGTGTGCCTCCACTGGGTCGATGCTCACGGCGTCGAGTCCGAAGC